ATTCTTACCTGAACTCCTCAAAGTACGCCACGCCGGGCCAGCAGCACACATTGGAATTAACGGCTGAGAATGAGTCGTTTTCCAAAGCGACGAAAGACCTCGCGCAGAATTCTGATGATTATCAGGCAGCGCTTAAGCGGCATTACGATAACGTCCAGCAGATCAATACGCAGTACGCCAAGAAGACCAGAGCGCCGAGCAACGATGGCGCAATTCAGGCGGAATTAGCGCGGATCACGGGCGACAACGCGCTAATTGCCCAGGCAGAAAAGAACTCGGAAGCAGCTTTGAAGGGATTGCGGGACGCTGGACTGACCGACGTTTCGACGTACTTCCAAGATTTGCATGATATCCAGGCGAAGGCATTGGATCAACAGATCGCCAACGCTCAGCAACGCGCCGATGTGGCACAGGGAAAGAAAGAACAATCCGCGTATCAAACTGCCCTTGCGGACGTGAAAAAATTGCAAGAGGAGCGGGTACAGGTTGACGCAAACCTGAATACGTCCCTGGAAAAGCTTTCTGCGGATCGCGTTGCCGTGCTTGCCAAATATACGGGACAAGAAGCACAAATTTCGCGCCACCAAGCAGATGGGTACATCAAGCAAAATCGCCAGCAGTACATGGAGGCAACCGAGAAAACGGCCGACGATGCACGGCTGGCCTTGGAGGAATCGTATCAGCAGCAACTTACGGCACTCAAAGGGCAATACGAAGGGCCGGAAGCTGACAAAGCGGTCTACGCCGACAAACTAACCCGACTCGACGAATACCATCATGAGCGACAAAACAAGTTAGAGGCTCAGCTACAACTTGAGCAAGCCACCCGCGAAAGCTACATGGACCAGATGCATAAAGCACTTGTCGATATGGGCGGCGACTCGTTTACCAACGCGCAGGTAATGGCTACTGGTTTCAAGACGGCATTCGGTGACATGGAATCCGCACTAGACAAGTTCGTTACCACGGGAAAATTCAGCTTTAGTTCATTCGCCGCGAGTGTCATGGCCGACATGGCAAAGATCGCTCTACACGCGGCAGAGATGCGGATATTTCAATCAGTCGCGTCGTCGGCAATGTTTAGTACCGGCGGACCTGTCGGCCACTTCGCTGATGGTGGCGCTATCTCAGGCGCGGGCACAGGCACAAGCGACAGTATCCCCGCGATGCTATCGAACGGTGAGTTCGTGATTAATGCGGCATCAACCAAGAAATACCGCAGCCTCCTTGAGTCAATCAACGGCGGACATATGGCGCATTTCGTATCGGGCGGTGCCGTGGGGGCGGTGACGTCCAGCGGGTCCGCTACAGGCTCATCCAACCAAACCAATTTGCATATGCACCTACAGGGCGGCGGCGGGCTGAACGAATCCGATGTCGCTGCTCTCCTCCCCATGTTTCAAATGCTGATCGATAAGCGAATGGCGCAGAAGATGAACGGCCAGGGCGGCTACGCAGACCTCATCAAACAGGGCCGACTTTAATCTAGGAGGTCCGGCATGACTCAAGTATTTAGTTGGCAACCCTCCTTAGGCGTGACTGGCTCAACCAAATTCCTGACCCGAACTGCGCAGTATGGGGATGGCTACTCGCAAGTCGTCGCGGACGGAATCAACAACAAGGCCGACACGTGGCCGCTTACGTTCGTTGGTGACGACACCAAGATCATTGCGATAAAAGCGTTCATAGACAGCTTGCAGGGTTTCCGTAGCTTCTATTGGACGCCTCCGCTACGTCCGCAGGGCCTATTTCGATGCGCTGGTTACTCCGAACACCCAGAGGGTAATGGGATATCCACGCTCACCGCTACATTCAATGAGGTATTCAACCCTTGACATTTCAAGCCGTGAATTTCGGTGCCGCTTCCGATGGGAGCCAGGGCGACTCTACACGTACAGGGTTCACAAAGGCAAACGCGAACTTTGTCGACATCTATGCACAGTTGGGAAGTTTAGCCATGCCCGCAGTTGTCTCATGGGTTCCCGCCGTAACGGCGGCATCAGGAACGTACAACAAAGTTGTGACAGATGGCATTTACGTAAAGATGGGCCGCATGGTGTATATCACCCTCACGGCCAGTATCGTAGACGTGGGGTCAGGTGTCGGAAGTCCGCAAGTGTCACTACCGCTCCCTTCGGGCTCCGCGTCTATCATCACCGGGCGAGAAAATGCCGTTACCGGCGCAGCTATCGAGGGAATTACGGAAGGTAACCTTATGCCGGTTTGGGCTTATAACAACCTATCCCCCGTTTCCGGTAACGGCGCGCAGCTCGTTATGGCCGGTTGGTATGTGACGACGGCATGACTATATCGCTAGATATCCAGCAACTGGAGCCCGGCGCACTTGTCGAATTATTTGAGGTTGACGTTACCCCGCTCGGCGGCGACTTCCTGAGATTCCACGCACATTTGCAAAGTGGGGCCATTACTTGGCAGGGAAATATCTATAGCCCCTGGCCGATTACGGCTGCGGGTTTCGGCAAAACCGGGGATGCCTCGCAACCTACACCGACAATCACGGTAGCCAACGTGGACGGGTCAATAGCCGCACTGTGTCTAGCATACGGGGATTTAGTCGGCGCTAAGGTCAAACGATACCGGACGCTTGTACAGTATCTCGACGGCCAACCCAGCGCGGATCCTACTGCGGAAATGACTGTAGAGCTTTGGGAAATTGAGCAGAAAACGGGCGAGGACAACGTACAGGTCGAGTTTACGCTTGCGTCAGCACTAGACTTATCCGGTCGTCAGCTTCCCTCTAGACAGGTTATCGCTACGCTATGCCCGGAACAATGGGAATACCGAGGGCCAATCTGCGGGTGGACAGGAGTCACGTTCTTCGACAAGAACAACGTCCCTGTCACAGACCCCGCATTAGATCAGTGTGGACGCAGGCTATCTAGTTGTAAATGCCGCTTTGGAGCGAACGCACCCCTGCCCTATGGCGGCTTCCCGTCTGCCGGTAGATCGACCTCGATTTGATAAGCTCACTGCTGAAAGACTCCATCGCGAACCATGCCTTAGAGTCCTACCCGAATGAATGCTGTGGGCTAATCGTTAATAACGCGTATCGACCTTGCCGTAACGTATCACCCACTCCCGAAGATTCGTTCTCAATTGCAGCAGAGGATTACGCACAGGCCGAAGACAGCGGGGCGATTACCGCAATTGTCCATTCCCACCCCGGCGCTAGCGCGCAGCCCAGCACCGCAGACCTCACCGCCTGCGAAGCGTCGGGCGTACCGCAATGGGTAATCGTCAGTCTCGGTGCGCAGGCAGACGGAACAGTAGCCATTGACGACTGGTGCGACTTTGAGCCGACCGGCTACGAACCGCCTTTGATCGGCTGCGAGTTCTCACACGGCACGAACGATTGTTACGGCCTTGTCCGTCGATATTTCCGCACAACCTATGGCGTAGTGTTACGCGATTTTTTGCGTTGCGGTGAATGGTGGAACGATGGGCATTCTGACCTGTACACCGAAGGGTATGTACTCGCCGGTTTCCAATCCCTACCGCTCACCACTGAGCCACAACCCGGCGATGTGTTGCTGATGAAAATCCACAGCCGAAACAACGTGCCAAACCACGCAGCGGTTTATCTCGGCGGCGACACCATCCTACATCACCTATGGGGCGCATTGTCGCGCCGCGACTCCCTGCCCCGTTACCGCGATTATGTTACGCACGTACTCAGGCACAAGGACGCTAAAACATGGACACAGTTAGATCAATCCGGCTCTACGGGAAATTAGGCGCTCGCTTCGGACGGCTGCACCGTTTCGTTGTCTCATCGCCCCGCGATGCCCTCCGAGCACTCATCGCAATGGTTCCCGGTTTCGAGCGTGAACTCATGACAAGCAAAGACCGGGGCATCCGATATGCGGTATTTGCAGGCTCCCGTAACCTCGCAGAAAAAGAACTCGAATACCCCAGCGGCAACGATGACATACGCATCGCTCCCGTGATAAGTGGTGCGAAAGCCAACGGGCTATTCCAAACCATCGCGGGAGCGGCTTTGATGGTAGTCGGGGCCGTGTCTATGTACTTCGGCAACCCTTACGCCGGACAGATGATGTTCATGGGCGCGGCAATGGCGTTCGGCGGCA